AGGTCGGACGAGCGGAGCAATACGCGCAGCAGCACTGCCACGAACACGTCAGACGTGTCGTCGCCCAACGCGTCGCGCAAGGCGCGAATGTCGCGCAAGGCCTGCCGGACTCCGTCCGGCGTGAATTCAAACTCTAGCCTCATGCCAGGCCTCCAGGGGGGGCGCCCCCCGTGCAGAGCACGGGGGGCGCGGGATCGATCAGGGCGAGCAACAGGAGACTCGCGAGCAACAGGGCGAGAATCACGCGGGCCCCCGGAGGAAGGCTCGCAAGGCCTCAGACACGTCGGACGTGTCCAGAGGCGCGCCAGCGTCCCCGCGCAGGAAGGCCGCTACCGCGGCCTCCCAGCCCCCCGAGCCCTCAGGCTCGGGGGGCGGGGACGTGCGAAGCTCGGGATACCCGAGGGGGCCCATGCTAGGCCAAGAAGCCCTTGGCCACCCGCTCGTCACGGAAGGCCTCCAGCTCTCCGTGGACGAAGGCCAGTGCTCGCCGTCGGCGAGCGTCAAGAGCGCGTCGACGTTCCGGGGGGAGAGACGCAACGAGGCATAGCGCTCCCCGGGCAGGAAGACCTCGACGGACTGGCCGCCTTTGGCCTTGCTCTCGATCGTAGCCACCCGGGGCCGGGTGGCCTCCGCCTCCGCCTCCGCCGCGGCACGCAAGGCCTCCTGGCCAGCGCGCACAGCCGCCTGGAGAGCCTGGGGGAGAGCGGCGATCTGGGACTCAGTGAGCATTTCGGACATGATTCATTTCGCTTTCATTTCGGCTGAAAGCCCCTCGGGGCAGATCGCCAAGGCCGATTCTCGGCGATCCGGCCGACTCTGCGCAACGGCCGGTCCAATCCGCCGCGGCGGAAAATTGCAGGGTTTACGCCGATCCGCGGCAACCCGTCGCAGGCCAAAAATTGGTCGGTGACCAATTTTTGCAGCAAAATTTTATCTGCTGCGGCAAACTGCCGCAACTGCGGCAAGCTGCCGCGGCACGTCCCCGTGCGGGCGCGGCCCGGCGACACGCGTCGTAGTGCCTAGGGCGCCTAGGCTCTCCGCTCCCTCTGGAGCCTACCCCCCACCCCTGGGGGGTGGCCTACGGGGTGGCTACTATCCGTAGTAGCCACCGTGCGGCGGCCGATCGGCCGACCAGCGGCGGGCCGCTGGCACTAGGGCCAGGAGGCCACTCCTGGCCTTCGCGCGCGCGCGCGAATTCGCGAGTCGGCCCCGGGTGGGGGTCCCCGGCGGCCCCAGGTCCTATTGATCTTGGTCTCTCAAATTTTTTTACTATTTACAGGGATGCGACCTGAGGGCACGGGGTTGACTTTCGGGGTCCGGGAGGGTAGGGTCCCCCGTAAGATAACCTCCAGAAAGGGAGTTACGTATGTCTGAGCTTGCCAAGGACCTTGGGAAGTTTTTGAAGGAGTCGGATGACCTCGCGCACGAGGTTGTCCGGCTGAAGGCCGAAGTCCAGCGGCTGGAGGACGCCCTCAGATCCTCACGGGAGTGGAACGATCGCCTCAACGAGAAGGTGACCACCCTGGAGCTGGGAGTGCCCGAGGGGCCGGACGCCTGGGACGAGCGGTTCATGTTCGACAAGCAGGTGACGATCCGGTTCCGCAAGCGCACCCGGGGTGACATGGACTCCTGCCACAAGATCGTGATTGCCCCCAGGTCCGGTCGAAAGACGATTCTCTTCGGGGGTCGTTCTGAGCCCCTTCTCCGCAAGGCAATCGAGGTGATGAATGGCCGAAAGAGGGCGAGCGCGAAACAGCAAGAGGCCCCGGGCGTCTCAGGCTAAGAAGGCCAGCGTCACTCAACGAGCTGAGGACCTTCTAGAGAAGGCGATCTCCTACCTAGAACGCGAATACGAGATCTATGCCGCGTCGCCGGGAAACCACCAAGAAATCATCCGAATCGCCAAGGCGTTGGAGACGTTCACCCGACAGGTTGGAAAGGGGGACGGACCTACTGGTCCATCGCCCAAGGACAAGTTCCTCCAAGCCTTCCTGGGAAATCAAACATAAGCGGAACCTGACCTCCGAGGGTTTGCGCTTCGCGTGCATGATCTTCACTTGGATGGAGACGTTCCTCTACATCCGCACGAAGCAGGGCAACCTGGAGGTGTTCAGCATGAACACGATTCAGGAGATCTTCGCTCAGCACGTAGCGGAATGCTGGCACAAGGGCGTGTCGGTGGTGGTCTGGATTCCCAAGAGCCGGCAGCAGGGCTCAAGCACCTTTTGGCAGCTCCTGCTCTTTGCCATGTGCGAGGTCATCGCGGGTTTTCGAGCCGCTGTGGTGGCTCACGACGAGAACGGAGCCCGTGCCGTCTTCTCCCGGGCTTTCACCTGCCTACGCCAGCTTCGGAAGAGGGGGGAGTGGCCTGAACCCACCATGCTCAACGAGCAGGGGGGCATGTTGCTGTGGGACACGGAGAGTTCGTTCGAATCGGGCACGATCAAAACCGGCGCGGGTCTCGGCCTCGGCGGAACCCCCAACGCAGTGCACTACTCCGAGGTCTCTCGGTTCTGCGACAAGGGGATCAACGCTAAGAAGGCGGTCAACGCCCTCAACAACGCTGTGCCAGAGCACCGTTGGAAGATCATCGTCTACGAGTCCACTGCGGACGGGAAAGATCCCTTCTTCTGGCCAGGGTGCGAAGACTCAAGGGACCCTCAATCCGGCAGCACTGCCAGCTTGATCTTCCTGCCTTGGTTCCTGGAGGTCGACTACTCCATGTCCTGGGCGCAGTATCGCAAGGAGCTGATCGCCGCGGGTAAACCCGACCCCGGGGCGACGTTCGTGCCTACGGAAGAGGAGGTCTCCCTCCGAGACAAGCTCCTGAACGCTCGTGTTCGACCCGAGGAGAAGAACTTCCGGTATCAATACAACCTGAGCGACCACCAGTTGATCTGGCGGCGCTGGGCTATCGTCAACAAGTGCTCCAATGACATTGACGAGTTCAAGAAGTATTACCCGAGCTTCTACGAAGAGGCCTTCACGGCTTCGGCCGCCTGCGCCTTTGACAACCAGGCGATTGACTACTATCGGAACCTGAGCAAGCCCCCGATCGCCACCGGGGTCCTCTCGGCCTCGCACTCCGGGCCCATTTTTGAGAGGCGGCGCAACTATGGCCCAATTCACATTTGGGAATTTCCACTCCCGGGTGCTGATTACGTCATTGGGGCTGACCCCGGCGGAAAACGCAAGAAGAGTGACCCTTACTCTGCATACGTGGTCAACAAGGATACCCTTGAAACAGTTGCATCACTACACGGACGATTTGAGTGGGACCACTTCGCCGACATGCTTGTGCAGTTGGGCTACTTCTACAACACTGCCCAAATAGTGGTGGAGAACAACCACAGGCCGGCTATCGCCCAACGAGTGCACCGAGCGAACTACCCAAACCTCTTCTACTACTTTGACCGGGACACGGCACGGGCCCGAGAGGGAAAGACCCCCGGGTTCAACACTAACAAGAAGACCCGCAAGAGCCTTGTGGACACGATCCGCCGGGCCTGCCGCAAAAGGATCTTGACGATCTACGACCCCGAGTTCTGGCGGGAAATGGAGAACTTCGTCTGGGTCCCCAGCTCGAACGCGATCAACCCAGCGACCGACGGGCAGTATCGAGCCACGGGGACCAATACGGACGACAGGATCATGTCCCTGTCTTTAGCCCTGTTGCAATGCCCGCAGCCAGAGGTAGAATCTTACGAGGGTCTGCCCGAACACAAGCCTTCTCACGCCTACAGAATGCTTCTTCAGTTTCAAGAAGAGGAGCGCATTCAACAGGCCGGTGACTTTCTCCAACTCTAAACTCACCCCAGGACGACATGCCACGACCCAAGAACAAGAAGCCTATCCGGGACAGGGATCGCGAGATCGCTCAGTTCTGGTCCCGCATGATTCGTGCCGGACTAGACGCCCGACGAGAATACAGCAAGATCGCCCGAGAGGTCATGGACTACCTGGGGCACGATCACAGCGTGCTCTACACCTCCCCGGCGACGCAGTCTCACTTCATGAACTTCGCGGGGTCTTCGGCGGTCACTGTCCCGAAGATCGCTCAGATGCGAAACACCCTTGGCCCTCGGCTCTACCACAGCAAGCCGGTCAGGAACATCGTCCCTCGCACGGACGATGGGGTCATGGTGGGGCTCGCCCGGGTCTTGGAGGCCTACGGCAACTACACCGTCAGGGAGACCAAGTTCGTCAAGCAGCTCCGCCGGGCCCTGGACGATGCCATCATCCGGGGGCGCGGGTATCTGGCCCAGGTCATGGATCACGTCCGCGACCTGGTGACCTCACGATACGTGTCTAGCCTGGACGTGGTCTTCGACCCGGACTTCTACGACATCGAGGACGCCAAGTGGATTGCGATCCGCATGGTGGAGCCCCTCTGGGAGACCAAACGCCGGATCCCCGAGAAATGGAGGATCCGCGACCTCGCCACCAAGGTCCCTGTCGAGAACATGGGGACGCACGCCGGACAAGACGCCGGAGACGGGGAGGACAGAGCGGCCACTTCGTCGGAGCTGGTGACCTACTGGATCGTGCTGTCCAAAATGGGCCGGGGCTTCCGGGGCATGTCGGCCAAGACGGCTGATCACGCCGATCAAAAGGACTTTGTCAGGTTCGAAATCGTTCTGGACCATGAGGTCCCGATCTCCGAGGGGGACTGGGACGTTCCCCTCTACCTGGACAAGGAATGGCCCCTCAGCCATGTGGATCTGATCGAGGGTATGGACACGCACTACCCGGAGTCGATCGCGGCTCAGGTGCTGGGGTCCCAGAAGGCGATCGACCTGATCTCCAGTCTGCGAATGTCCTCGGTCAAGAACCGGGACCGACTGATCGCGTTCATCGACTCGGCCATGCTGAGCAAGGCGGCTCTCCATCAGTTCAAGAACGGCTCCGCGGCCGACATGATCTCGGTCCAGGTGCCGACCGGCAAGACTCTCCAGGATATCCTCATGATCCCCAATTTCGGGGAGGGCGCGCAGGAGGCCTATCTTGAGAGGCAGTTTCATATCCAGCAGATCGAGACCACAACGGGGGTCACCGACGCGCTTCACGGGGGTCAAGAGGCCCAAGCCAAGGAGAGGTCGGCCACTGCTAGCCAAATTCGAAGCGACGCCGCCAACGCCCGAATCAACGACCTGAAGCAACGTGTTGAGGAGTTCACCTCTGACTCTGCCCGAAAAGAAGCGATCCTTGTGCGGCTGCTCCTCGACGCCGAAGACGTCGAGCCCATCGTCAGGACCTCGGATATCGGACTCTACTACGTCAGGGTGGAGGTGCCCGGCGGGGCCCCTGTGCCGGTCAGAACTACCGACCGAAAGACCAAGGATCGACCGCTATCTCTGGAGGATATCTCCCCTCAAGCCAGCAACTTCTTCCCGGACCCTCAAGCGGCTTTCGAGTCGGCCATGCAGCTTTGGCAGGAGGTCCAGCAGACTCAAGACCCCCGGGTTGTGAGCCTGATCCGCAGCGTCTTGGGACTCGGGATGAACGAGCAGACCCAAATGCCGAACGCTATATCCATCGACGTCGTGACGGTGGAGACTGTGTGGCAGGCCACTGCGGGTATCACCCCTGCGGAACTCATGCGGGAGTTTAGCTACGAGCTTCAGACGGGCTCCGGGATCAAGACGACTCAGGAGGCTGAGCAGGCCAACGCCGATCAGCTCAGTCAGACCGCTCTCCCGACCGCTCTCCAGATGGGCGACGCCAACACGGCCAACAAGATCATGAAGATCCGAGACGACGCCTACGAGGTGCCGGAGCACCAGCGCGTTCAGTTCGCGCCACCACCTCCACCTCCCGAGGAGGCCCAGTGACCGAGGAGCAACTCAAGGAAATGGAGCGCAAGGAGCGCGCCGAAGAGGCTCAGGCCTCGATAATCTGGCTGGGGGCCAATGCCTAACTACACCTACCGCTCCAAGGACCCCGAGTGCAAGGGCTTTGACACCTACCAGGGGATCAACGACCCTCCGCTGACCGAATGTCCGGCCTGCGGCGCCCGGGTCTACCGGGCCATTACCATGGCCTCCGCGGGTTTCCGCTTCCGACATGGTATGAAGGGGGACATGAGGGACTACAGAGACGATCTGGCCCGCTTTGCGGGGGACCCAGAGGCCTACACCGACGGCCCTAAGTCCGTTCAACGCCTCATTGACAAGAGGCGCCGCCAGGGTTGGACCCTGGGCGAGCACTTTTCGGGCCCAACTGAGCCCAAATCAACCACAACGTCCGAAGAACGGATAAGAATCGCTTACAAGCGAGCAGAAGCAAAGGGGTTCGTGCCAGATGCCGAACGAAATTGAGCCGGAAGAGTCCTTGACAGAGGACGTTCCTTTCGATATGAATTCATTCGTCGACGGTCTCCTCATGCAGGAGGAGTCCGAGGCCTCGGAAGATGTCGACGACGACGTGGACGCTGTCGAGGATGGCCCCGAGTTTGAGGACGAGGGCGAGCTATCCGAAGAGGACGACGGCACGGCGGCCGAGGAAGGGCAAGACGACGAGGACCAACCGGAGACCCCGGAGTCCACTGAGGGAGCACCCAAGTCCGAGGACAAGGTCGACCCCAGGGACGAAGAGATCGCCGCCCTCAAGGAGCTTGCTCGAAACCAGAATCAGCAACTGATCGATCTTTTACAACAGCAAGTCGCACTCAACCAGCAGAAGCTGAACCAGGCGCCAAAAGCCCCTGAGTCAGAACTGTCGGAAGAGGCTGCTCGAATCGCTCTCTTTGGCGGGGATGACAAGGCGTGGGAAAGTCTCACTCCGAAGGAAAAAGCCGCCGGTAAGAAGTTCGCGCAAGAGTGGATTGACCGTCAGACTCGTTACGCTCGGAACCCCGAGGCGCTCTACGAGGAATTGATCAAGGACCGCGTCAGGCGGGAGATCGAATCCTACGTTGCACCAGTGCTTCAGGAGACCCACACCAAGCGTGCGCAAGAGATCATTGACCGTCACGCCAAGGATCTTGTGGGCGAACATCGAGAGAGGGTTCACGCGGTGTATCAGGCTCTCCCAGGCTCTCGGAGCAACTCATGGGAGGACATTGAGGCCACGTTCGAAGCAGCAGCGAAGCTCGTTCGTATGGAGGTCGCCCAGGGCGATCTGGCTACTCGTGAGCGGAAGGTGGAAGCAGCGAAGCGTCAAAAAGAGGCGAATCGCGAAGCCGCCCGAAGCGTTGGCCGCAAGGGGACTCGGCGCCCCAAAACAAAGTCCAAGGTCCCTCAGTGGGATCCCTCCCAAATGGATCTGGAGCAGTTCGCTCAGATCCTACAAGACAAAGAAAGCTAACAACACATGGCTGGTGGATTGGGTGTCTCTCCCCGCGTCGCAGCGACGACGATCGAGGAGTGGGCAAAGGTAGTGAGCGAAGAGGCTGAGAAGCACCTTCCTCACATCGCGATGATGCGCTCCAAGGGGCGTATCAAGCAGGGCGCTGCCTCTGGCGGCGGCATGCGCTGGGTCGTTCGAGTCAAGGATCACACCCTCCAGGGTTTCGAGGACATGTCCCCGATTTCCTTCGAGCGTGTCAACACCAAGGTCAACGCCACTCTTCCGTGGCGCGGCTACTACATGGTCGACGCCATCTCCCTTCGTGAGAAGCTGGAGCAGGGCGGGCCTGAGGCCATGATCAAGGTGTTTGCCAACCGGGAAGAGGTCATGCGGCGTGCCGCGATCCGCTCCCTGGCTGACAAGTTCTACATCGACGGCAACGCTACGGGCAACGATCAGGAGTTCCACGGCATCGAGTCGTTCATGGGGATCTCGACCCAGACGGCGACCGACGAGCTGGCCACGACCCACGACGACACCTACGCTGGTCTCTCGACCGCCGTCGGCACCGTGGACGCGACCAACACTCGGGCCTGGACCCCGGTGATCGTCAACACTGCGCACACTCCCACGGCTGGTCTGCGTTCTTTCGAGGACCATGCCGACGAGTATCTGCGCAAGGGCATTCTCGAAAGCACCTACGGTGCGGGGCCTGGGGATCGGATCGATCTCATCACCCTGACCAAGGCGGCCTACGAGGACTTCCTGAACCTCCTGGACGACAAGGAGCGCATCCCGGTCACCCGGGGTGGGTCGGCCAAGCTCGTTTCGATGGGCTTCTCGGCTGTCGAGTTCGACGGCGTGCCCGTCATGTGGGACTCGGCCGTCATTGCGACGGACAGCGATTCGGCTGTCGTCCAGGGCTACGGCTGGTCGCACGATCAGTTGGAGCTGCGCCTCCTCAACTCGGGTAATCTGTTCTCGTCCAAGGTGACCTACAACGACACCATGGCCACGGACAACATCTTCCTCTACATGGTAGGCAACCTGAAGTTCCGGGGTCCCCGGCATTTCGTCAAGTTCGCCGCCATCACCGGAGTCTAAGCATGAGCGGCGGAATCTACGGAGTCCCGGCATCGTTCCCTCTTTCCTCGAAGGTGCTCGCCACCGACGGGTCTTATGCCGAGGTGCAAAAGCAGCTCGGCAACGAGATCCGTGGACCTCAGGGTAAGGCGTATCGTCTGGTCCAGGCGGCTACCGCACTGACCACGACTGTTCGAGCCAAGTTCCTGTACTACATCGACACCTCCGCCTTTACGGTGGGGTTGTCGGGAGCGGGCGTGGCCCCTGCTGGGGTCGGCCTGGTCGACCAGGAATCCCTGGCGGCTGGCGACCTCTTCTGGTGCCAGATCGAGGGGGAGGTCACTCTCACCGACGACGGGGGCGGGGACATCACCAAGAGCAGCTTCATCGACACCGCTGCGACGGGCGATGCGAACAAGCAGGCGACTCCCGCGCCTTACACGACCTGTGCGGTCAACCAGGGCACTGCGACCCCGGCGGCCAATGCGCAGTTCACGGCCATGCTCCTCTACAAGCTGGTCGGAGTGGGTGACGCCTAATGGCTGCTCGAAGGCTTCCGGTGAAGGCGAGTGGCTTCAGGGCCCTCGCCAGCACCGACAACGACAACGCGGCTATCTTGGACCTGATCATCGCCGACCTGGCGACGCTCAAGGCCGGGGTCAACGCGTTGGACACCGCCTTGGACACCCTCGTGGCCAAGCTGAATCTCGACGCAGGGGTCACGGACGTGGACTACGCGGGGGCCGCGGCTGCTGGGACCATTGGGACCCTCACTGCCGCAGCGTCTACGGCGTCCACGATTCTATGAAGGCACCAGGGCTAGGCCTGAAAACCTAGTTCCGTTACACTACTGGCAGGGGCCGGGCCTAGGCCCGGCCCCTGCACCTTCAAGGAGCTTTCATGGCGATCACCCTCGGCGACCTGAGAACGTTCTGTGCGGAAATCGCGAGCCCCGACTCGTCCGGCGCCACTGCCGATCGAGAGTTCATGGTCTGGATCAACTCCGCGACCATGCGGGTGTTTGCTGACAACGACTGGGACAAGATCCTCCACACTCGGGTGATCAACCTCCTGCCCCAGGAGACCGGCACCGCGCTCGTGGTGACCCAGGACTCTACCGCAGTCACGGAGACCAACTCTGCCCTGCTGGAGAAATACGTCACCGACGAATGGGACCTGATCGTGGACGGGGAGTCCTCTCAGGTCTTCGAACTCGGCACCTTCACCAGCACCAGCGCCGGAGCTTTCCGCGACGGGGACGAATGGATCGAGGCCTCCGGGACCAAATCCTGGACTGCCATCAAGACCAAATACGATCTGCCGGACAACGCCAAGAACGTCCTTCGCGTGCAGCTCCTCCAGAACGGAGGCTTTCCGGTCAAGTATCTCCCCCACAACGAATACGACATGCACAAGGCCCACAACCCCACCCAGACGGGCGGGGATCCTCGGGTCTACACCCTTCGAAACAACAAGATCGAGATCTACCCTCACCCCGGGGCGACCCGGAAGAAGCTAGGGATCTCGTATCGAAAGGGCCCCACGGTCTTGGCCGACGCTGCCCTGGACGCTGTGGAGATCGACTGGGACGAGGAGTGGAAGGATCTCCTCTACAAGGCGATCCAACTCGAAGCAGCCATCACTCAGGGCAAGGGCGCCCCGGTTCCCTACCCTCTGGCCAAGACGGCCTACGAGGATCGACTCAAGCAGTATCGGGGTCTGGACGGGAATCGTCCCGAGTTCACTGGCCCAATGGGCTTGAACCACCCCCGACGCATGTCGTTCCCCACCGACATTTCGTTCTCCGACGCTACGGCCATCTCTGACGTGGGGCCCAGCTAGTGCCTAGGATCGATCAATTCGGGGGAGTCCGCACAAGCGTCTTTGCCCCGAAGCTCCAGAACCACGAGTTTCAGATCGACCAAGGGGGCGACCACTTCGAGGCCTCCCGCTGGAGCCGCCGTCGGGGCATGCGACACACCAACACTCTTCAGCTCGGGGGAGCCATTACGGCTATCCTCGGGTTTGACTTGCCGGGCAAGGACTTTGCGACTATCGTGGTCTCCGGCACAACCATCTACGGGTTCCTCAACATCGGACAGGACAGATAATGGCCAACGCACTTTACGACTACGGGCGAGATCAGTTCCTCCAAGGGAACATCGACTGGGTCAACGACACGATCAAGGTGGTCTTGATCGACACAGACGACTACACCGTCAGCCTCACCACTCAGCAGAACCTGGACGACGTCGCGGCGGGCGCCCGGGTCGCCACTGCCACCCTGGCCAATCCCACGGCCTCTGGCGCGGGCGTAGCGGACGGAGACGACGTCACGTTCTCTGCCGTCTCAGGCGACCAGAGCGAAGCTCTGGTGATCTACAAGGACAGCGGAGTGGAGTCCACAAGCCCCCTGATCGCCTACAT